CATGCAATTAACGTATATTTTATTGCGTGAGATTAGTAGCAAGTTGGACCAGGAAAGCATGACTCGTAAAAATACCACGGCTTATCTAAAGCTTGGCATTGATGAGCAGGGTTATTATCAGCAAAAGATAGTCGAATCAGAAATGGGTGGCAGTTCAGAGGGTGAGAAGAATTACGTTAAAATAAATAACGTTAATATGCAATTTATACCTGTTGAGATTGTTGTTGATACAGAAATACAAGGCGGCTACATGCCGTTAAAAGCTGGGTATTTGACTGCAATATCTAACCTAGCATTGTCACGTTACCGGGTAAGCGCAGTATATAAAGAAGGGCTTTATGCTTTATTGCCAACGATGAACGTTTTCGGAATGGACTCAACAAATTATGACACGTTTAAAGAAGTAAACGGGCGTAGCTATTTAGCAAGCGGAGTGTTCACGCCTAACTTTTTACCAAGTATTGACATGAAGGTTGAATTAGTTGAATCATCTTTGAGTCTTACACAGTTCCAAGAATTTTTTGACAGAAACGAAAAGCTAGTAAAGGCAGAGGGCGGCACGTTTAAAACAGATGGCGCAGTACAGCGAACAGCAACCGAGATAGTCGCTGAGGGTGAACAACAAAACAATACACTTGAGCCGATGGTGTCATCAATAGAAGAATCAATGGCTCGAGTAATTGCATACTGCGGATTATTCGAGGGCATCTATACAATCGAGCAAGCGCAATCAATGCCAGAAGATATTATCGTAAAAATGAATCGACAGTTTGCAGTTAGTAAATTATCTGTCGAAGAAGTGAAAGAACTACGTGAAAGCGTGAGCGCTGGACTACTTACTAAGAAAGTATTCTTAGAGCTGCTAGCGCAAGGCGGCTGGGATATTGGAGAGGTTGGCGAGCTATTAAATGACTTAGCAAATCAAGCTCCAACAATAGTTTAAGCCTATTAAATACTACTAGTTTGCACACTTTGCCTATTAGTAGTAAAATATAAAAACGATAGTCGTACTATTAATAAATGGATAATATGCAATGGCAGATTTAACAGCAGAACAGTTTGAACAAGTACCTGAGTTTTTGAAAGAAGATTACACAGAGGTAGATGGCGTATACAAACACGCTGGCATGATGAAAGTTAAGCAGACAGCTAATGACTTAGATACAAAATTAAAAGCAGGTGAGACAGCGGCTAAACTCGCAGAGACCACAAAAGCTCAAGAGATTACAGACGCAATCGGAGCCGCACTTGCAAAAGCAATCGAAAAAGGCGACGGCAAAGAGCAGTTACGCCTTGAGCGCGAAAAGTTAGACGATGAAGCTCGACGGATTACAGAGTCACGCGGCGAGTTAGAAGAAATCCAAAACTCAATGGCTGGTGAAAAAAAGAATACAATAATTGAACGTTTAGCATTGAAAGCAAGTGATAGCGGTCGTGCAGCATTCAAGCGACTAGTAAAAGATTTTATACACATTGATCCAAAAACACGACAAGAAACATTTTTAAATGAAGATGGTAGTGCCTCTTCGTTGAATGAAGAAAGTTTTTACACTGAATTTCTGTTCAAGAATGACGTGTTCAAAACTGTATTAAAACCTGTTGTAACAACCACAGGCGGCGGAAACGCAAACGGCTCGACCGATGGCAGTGCCACTCAGAAAGCACCAAAAGATATGAACAGCACTGAGCGTCTTGCATTTAAGAATCGAGACCCAGCCGCATTTAAAGCAGCATTTAAACTATAAAAAAGAGGTACTAAAAATGGCTACAGTAAGATTAAGCGACGTACAATTCGACCCTGATGTTTACGCATCATACGTGCAAGAAGACCACCCAGACATGAACGCCTATGTCGCTTCTGGTGTTGCGGTAACAAACGCATTGCTAACAGCACGAGCAGCCGGTGAGGGTGATATTACATCAATCCCGTATTGGAAAGATTTGGCCTACGCATCTGAGAATATTTCAGGCGATGACCCCAGCGTGTTTGCTACACCTCAAAAAATCGGCACTGGTAAGATGGTTGCTCGTAACGTGCATATTAACAACGCGTGGCAGACGGCTAACCTAGTTGGCGAAGTCTTGGGCAGTGAAGATCCGATGGTGCAGATTCAATCGCGTACAAGTAAATATTGGGAAAATCGCTTTGAAGCTCGAATCCAGGGTATTACAACCGGGGTATTCTTAGAGAACGAAGCTGGTAATGGTGACATGATTTTTGATGCGTCTACTCAAGATGGTGACAACGCTGTCGCAGCTAACAAGTTCACATTCTCTGGATTTGTACGAGCACGAGCAACAATGGGCGAGTCATCTTCTATGCTTGCGTTAATCGCTGTGCATCCTGACGTTATGGTTGATATGATTCTTGGTGAGCAGATTGAGTTCATTCAAGACTCAGTGACAGGCGTGCGCATCCCAACTTACAACGGCTTGCGAGTTGTTGAAGACAAGAAGCTACCTGTTATTGCTGGCACAACTTCTGGATCTCGTTACGTTTCTGTACTGTATAAAACTGGTGCATTCGGTTACGGAGACTCAGCAGCCAAGCGACCTGTCGCAGTTGAGTTTGATGAGCTTGCAGCAAATGGCGCAGGTATTGAAACATTAATCGAGCGTAAGCAGTGGTTGATTCATCCTGAAGGTTACAAATGGAACGAAGCGACTGTTACTGGCGATTCTCCTACTGTTGCTGAGTGTGCCTTGCCTGCCAACTGGACTCGTGTTTTTGAACGTGAAAACGTATCGATTTCATTTTACGTAACAAATTGATAAGAGGCCGCTATGTCTTTAAATAAAGATGGTTTGATTGGCGGCTCACTTATTACACCGGAGCAATTGCGAGAGTTAAAATCTCGCAAAGATAAAGCTCCCGGTGTGGTTAGTGTGGTTAAAAAGCCTAGCAAAAAGAAATCTGATTAATATTAAGGCGGTGTAAAAGCCGCTTTTTTTAAGGAATCAAAATGGCAAGATATACAGATACACAGCAGATATCATTCGGGGCGCTAAGAGAGACAAGGGCGATCATGGTTTCTACTGCTGATTTAGTTGTCTCCGCGTGGGATGGGTTGGTATACAACGAAATGGAAACATTAGTGCCAGGGCCATACCAGTATTACACTCGCGGATTACGGCTTCAATTTGTACCCGCACTGGGTGGCACTTACTACATCGAAGAAGGCGAAGCAAAATGAACGGAACTTTAGTTGTCGGCAGAGGTCGAGATCCTTCTTTTATGGCTACATCTTCCGAGACGATAGCTATAAGTACCGATCCTTTATTGCCAACCTATTTGCAAGCAATAACACAAGAAGATCCGTTTGATTTTTTTGAATATGATGCTACTGAAAAAGCAATGAGAAACGTATCAGGGCGCACGCTAAACTTATCAGGAACTCTTAGCTATAACACTAAAAACAACAACAACAGCCAGAGGGTTTTATCTATATTTTCACAGTCTAAGATAGAGGGCGGCTCGTGGGAAGATAATGCAGACTCAGCTAGGAAAGATATTCTCAGAGGAACAAATGATAGATATGTTACAAAGGCATCTGAGGGTTTTGGTTTACCGCATAGGGCGCTAATTAGATTTGGTTTTTTTGCTAGTGCTGTAGGCGTTTCTTTTCTGCCTGTTACAATAAATGTAAACGGAGCAGTGTTAACTGGGCCATCATTTAAATGGACTCTCAAGGAGTTATAATGGCACTAATAGTAGCAGATGGCACAGGACTAGATTCGGCTAACGCTTATATTAGTGTGGCTTATTTAGATGATTACGCAGCGTTACGAGGTACTGATTTAACTGCATACGATACAGCAGCAAAAGAGGCTGCTATCATCACATGCACAATTGATTTTATTGATATTTACTATAATTTTCGTGGCACATTAGTAAACGAAAGCCAGTCTTTATCGTTGCCGACTGACTTAGTAGCGATTAACAAAGACATTAAAAGCGCAGCAGCTAATGGTGCAATCTTACAGTTAAAAGGATTGCTGTTAGTTGATACCTCGCTAATTGGACAAGCTGGCATTGTTAAATCAGAGTCTAAAAAACTTGCTAAACTTGAGACTGAGACAGAATACTTTGAAGGCTCAGCGTCAAACTATAAGCGCGATTCGCCATTGATTGATAGGTTGCTAAGCAAGTATTTATCGTTCAGTAGCGGTGCTCGCTTGGTGGTTACATAATGGCTATCTTTGATTACACGGAAGCCCATGCCGTAGCTGTTGAGCTAATAACCTTCTTTGGTGAGGCTGGCAGTTTAGTTAAAAAAGGCAATGATAGCGGGGTTGATGAATACGGCAATACAACAGCCGCAACGCAAGATGTAACTATTCCGGGATTGGTTACGCCGCTCTTAGAATATGAAAGATTTGAAGTTGATGAAACCAATGTTTTATCTACTGATAGCTATGTGTTTTTTGATAGCACAGAAGAGCCGGAGATAGATATGATTATCACAATCAACTCCGATGAATATCGAGTAATTAACTTTGAAGCTCTTACTAGCGTTGATAATATTAACGTCTACCGTCAATTACAGTTGCGCCGCTAATGAGTTTAGCCAGTGATTTACGCAGGTTTGCGCGGCTTACAGAAGCAAAGCAAGAGCGTGTTGTTAAGCAGTCATTTATTCAGCTTGGCAATGAGATGGAATTTAAAAGCCCTGTTAAAAGCGGTGCGTTTAAAGCGAGTTGGATTGGCGCAGTTGGCTCTATTGATGAAGATATATTTGCACCTGGACGGGATGCTGTTGGCTCGTTATCTGCAATGTTGCAAGGCTTTAGGGTGGGGCAAGTATTTTATTATACCAACTCGCAGCCTTATGCGCTGCGCCTTGAGTTTGGGCATTCAGAGCAAGCAGCTAATGGCATGGTGCGGTTAACTGCTCGCAATTGGCCGAGAATAGTAAATCAAAACATTAGGGCTAATCAATGATTAATGATTTTACAACAAGCAAAGCATTGTTAGATAAGCTAAAGATATTTACAGATGCCAAAGCTCTAAGACTTGCTGTGCAGAGCTTTAAATTTGAGCCTATAGCAACAGAAACATACCTTCAAGAATCGTTTCTAGCTAATGACACAGACCCATTAGGAGTTAACGAGCGCTCGACTGATGAACAGCGGCCTATCTATCAAATAGATATTTACACGCCAAAATATACGGGTAAATTTCATGGGTTGATATTGGCTAATGATTTAAAATCGGAGTTTCCAAGAGCGCAATTTATCACTAATGCAGTAAGCCAAAAAGTAATAGTTTCAAACGTAAATAGTTCAATAGGGCCGTCAAATGATACGCATGATAGAACAATTGTCAGTGTTAACTTGGTGGTGTTAGCCGCAAACACTTAACCCGTGTATAATAGGTAAAACAAATCAACTTAATTAAAATGAGAGGTACAAACTATGGGGTGTGCAACATCTTCAATCGGCGCTTTTATTAGCGTATCAACTTCATTACCGGCTACACAAGATGAAGCTGGTTTTGCAGCATTAACATTCACAGAGATTGGCGAAACTTTATCTTTGCCAGCTTTCGGTGGCACTGCTGCTGTAACAACTAACACACCATTAAAAACTGGTTACGAGTGCAAATCACAAGGCGCTATCAACTGGGGTTCAATGGCTATCAATGCCTTATATGTTGATGTAGAAGCTGGCCATGCAATTATGCTTGATGGCTTGGACGGGACATTTAAGGGCAAGGATTTAGCTTTTGAAGTTACTTACGCCAACGGTGCTGTTCGCTACTTACGCGGATTTGTATCAATGTACACAGAGAACCCCGGCGATGCATCAAGCAATATTTTGATGGATACTTCTGTTGAACTGAACTATAAGCCAATACCAGTTGTTGCACCTTAATAAGTAATTTTTACGCGGTAACGGCTGGCAAGCTGGGGGCTTAATCCACTCTCACCGCTCTTTATTTTGGATTTAATACAAGGCATTATATTATGACTAATTTTATGGACCAATTCGATACTGTTGCAAATTCTGAGCAGGGCGCAAAATTACATTTTAAAGTACCTACGGGAGATCTTGCATTTATTGATGCAGACAAAGAAACCCCAAAAAAGCCGGTTACAGTAACCATGCTTGGTGCTAGCTCTGATAAGCATAAAAAATATTCTATTGCTGCATTGCGTGACTATCGCATTAAAAGCAAAAAGAGCCACGGCAAAAAGAAAGATGAAGATATTTCAGATGATTTTTTCGAAGAGACCTCCGCATCACAAGTAAGTCGATTAATGGCTGTTGTTACCGGCTGGGAAAACATGTTTGATGAATCTGGCAAGGCACTTGATTGCACACCTGATAATATTAAATTCTTGTTCGGTAAATACCAAGAGTTGCGCGTACAGGCCATCAACTTTCTAGATTCAGATGTAAATTTTATCAAGAGCTAAGTGAGAATCTTAGCATTTACGCGATGCACTTGGGCTGGTTAAATGCCAGTCAAGATGACCGTAAAAATATAAGCCGAGCTGAAGAGTTCGGCGACAAACATCCAATCTGTAAGCTACCCGATGCTGACCCGTTAATTGTGTCAGTGTTTCGCAATGTTGGACCATGTTTAGGAACAGGCATGGGCGCTTTTAGTATTACTTGGCAAGAGCTGGACGCTTATTCTCGATTGTCGCAAACAGAGCTGACAGCGTGGGAATCAGAGCAAGTAATTACAATGAGTAAGCTTTATTGCAGTTACTTAAACGTTGGCAAGAAGTCCAGTAGAGCGCCTTACGAGCGTGATTACACAGATGAAGAAATACAGGATAGTAAAGACGCAATGACCCGCGTGTTGAAATCTGAAAACGATGCTTTTGATAAACTTACAGATTAAACTAAGCCGCTAATTAAAGCGGCT